ATAAAGAGTCATATAAAGAGTCATATAAAGAATAATTCTATATGACACAACCACACCAGTTCCAATAACAATTTTATTAATGTCCTATAGGAATATTTCATATGGCGCCCGAAGGGCGCCTTATGAAATATTTCTATATGACATTTATAAAATTGTTATTGTAACTGGTGCGATTGAGTCATATAGAATTATTCTTTATATGACTCTTTATATGACTCTTTATAAGTACTCATTTATAAGGGAGGGGGGTGCGGGGGGAACCGTAGGTTCCCCTGCCTAGAGCGGATTATCTTTGATATATTTTTGCACATATGATAACGGCGCAATGGCCGCACCCCTCGCATTATAAATCGCCTCATCCCTCTTTAAAGGTACGTCATATATCCAATACATCATAGGCACTATATTTATACTATAATTATTATACATCCCACGCGAATCCGTATTCGCCAAACGTATTTTATTCTCTTTATCTAAAGGTAATGCCTGATTTATCTTCTTCGTATTCACATTATAGTTATTCACGTTATCTATAATCACTTGTAGCGCATTATTCGACATATCTTGTAATTGCCCATAACTATAGGTAGTCATATTCACACGATCGTTATTCACCGCATTCATATAGGACATCAATTCATAGCAATTCGACATATTATCCGGGTCCTGCCTTTTATCAGGAAAAGGCGTATTACAATACGTCTTCGTCGCATATAATGGCGATACCGTATTATCTATTATAAATACCACTTTTCCCATCAAAGACTGGATAGACGTCTTTGGACCCAACGACCCGAAATAAATCCGCGAGGTAATAAATTGACTTATAATAGAATGCGCAATAGCCTGATATAAATTCGATCTATATGACACATTCCCGGGACCTTCTGGAGGATCTATATATTTGGGCGTTATTTGGATAAAAAGGGGATCGCCGCTATTTGGAGACGTCGTAAATGCATTCTGCGAAATGGCATTGAATACGTCGCTTATTGCTAATTTCGATACACCTGATAATAAAAACTGTGGATCAGTTGTATATGACACTACGCCAGTATATGAATTCGATTCCTTAGAAACGGAATTTGATGGATAATCCCAGAAAACGTCGAATTGTAACCAGCGACAGCCGCGTTTTAATACATATTGAATCATATCCTGTGAGACATCTTGGCCATCCCATGCGGTTTGGTATGACGCTTTTATTGCATATTGACATATAGAAAGTGATTTATTGGGATCTGCATATTCGGGACTGGCGATTTTGGAAAAATTGGATGTGGCGATTGTAGGAGTAATCGTATTTGACTTACTGATGGATTCTACGATGGGATCTTGAAAACCCTCTATATTAGGGTTTACTTGCATTTTAAAACCCTCGATAAAACCCTTGATATTAGGGTTTACATAGGTATTAGGGTTTACTTGCATTTTAAAACCCTCGATAAAACCCTTGATATTAGGGTTTACATAGGTATTAGGGTTTACTTGCATTTGAAAACCCTCATTATTATGTCTTTCAATAACAGAATTTACTTTATCTTGTTCATATTTTTGTATAATAGTTTGCCTATTTTTATATAATTGGTATAAAATATAACTCGTTATCAATATAATACCAATAATCCCTATTTTACGATATATATCCATATAGTTATTATAATAGGATATAAATATTGGAAAAATTAAAGTATAAAAAGGTAAATTAAACTAGTCCTATAGTATAATATGGCAGGTGGATTGCTAAATATCATTGCAAATGGAAATAATAATATCATTTTAACCGGAAATCCATCGAAAACATTCTTCAAAGTCACTTATTCGAAATATACGAATTTTGGGTTACAAAAATTCCGGATTGATTATGGGGGGAGTCGTACTCTCAATTTGACTACTCCTACTCAATTCACATTTAAAGTTCCGCGTAATGCAGACTTATTAATGGATACCTATTTAGCAGTCACACTCCCCGATATATGGAGTCCTGTTATGTATCCATGCACACAGACTGGTCAAAAATGGAGTCCATATGAGTTCAAATGGATCAAAGATCTGGGATTACAAATGATTAGCGAAATAACGATTACATGTGGTTCTCTAACATTACAAAAATATTCCGGTCAATATTTGAAGGCTATGATTGAGCGCGATTTTAATAAGGAGAAGAAGGAATTAATCGATAAAATGATAGGTAATACAAACGATCTAATCGAACCTGCTATAAGGGAGATTTTCGGGAAAACGTATCCATCCGCATTTACAGATAATACAATATCTATAACAGGTACTGAACCATCTATAAGAGGTCGTAAAATATATATCCCCATCAATACTTGGTTCACACTCGATAGTAGATGTGCATTCCCATTAATCGCCCTTCAATATAATGAACTCGTCATAAATATTACCATTCGTCCTGTACAAGAATTATTTACAATACGCGATATATTTGACCCTATTAATTTTAACCCCTATATTCAGCCGGATTTTAATCGCCCGGAAATCAATATGTATCAATTCCTACAGACACCACCTTATGTGGTAACACAAAGATCAACCGATATTAATGGAGTTAATACTCTATCTGCAATAGACCCAAATGTAAAGTTAAATGTCCCAAGTACTTATTATCAAAATCAGGTAAATACATGGAATGCAGATATACATCTCATTTCGACTTTCTGTTTTCTCTCAAACGAAGAAGCCGCATTATTTGCAAAAGAAGACCAAGTATATTTAGTAAAAGATGTTTTTGAATATAATTTTTATAATGTATCTGGTACCCAAAAAATAGAATTGACGTCCAATGGTATGATTGCTGGGTGGATGTGGTTTTTACAGCGTAATGATGTCAATATGCGAAATCAATGGAGTAATTATACGAATTGGCCTTATGATGTTATCCCGGGAAATATCCAGGCGCCAAATCAATCGGATCCATATTTAAAACCGATTAATCACCCATTAAATGGCGGTTCTACGGGTATATTATTAACAGGGCCATTCAAAGAATATAACCAAAAAGAGATTCTATTAACAGCGGGAATCCTATTGGACGGCGAATATCGCGAAAATACGCTAGATAGCGGAGTTTATAATTATCTGGAAAAATATGTGAGAACCCAGGGGAATGCAATGGATTTTATCTATTGTTATAACTATTGTTTGAATTCGAACCCATTCGAATACCAACCCTCTGGTGCGATCAATCTGAGTAAATTCCGTACAGTCGAACTAGAAGTAACTACATATGCGCCTCCGGTAAACCCATATACGTCATCATTTAATGTCATTTGTGACTTATGTGGTAATCCTATAGGAGTAAATAAAACGAATTGGAAACTGAACTATTATAACTATAATTTAACCCTATTTGAAGAAAGATATAATATTCTCTCTTTTATAGGAGGTAACTGTGGTATGCTATACGCAAGGTAGGCTATAGCCTTATACGCAAGGTAAATGTAGTTATTTATACGTAAATTAAAAAATACCCTTATAATATCATATAATATTATAATGGCATCAAAATGGAAAACAAAGGAACCCTATATGACAAATAAAGAAGGGTTTGCAATTTTTGACGATAGTTATTTTAAAGATTGTGTAGATCTTTTAAGTCAAGGATCCTTAGGCAAATCTATTCTCAATAATATTCGTGAGATTTTTGAATATTTGACATGTCCTATATTCAGATTTGATACATTGGTTGATGATATAATTTACGAGTTCATCAAAAATACGAATCGAATACCATGTCCCGATGTATCAGATACTAGACAGTCAAATACATCGAAGAATATAGAACTAACAAACTCCAATGTAAATCGTACCACATTATCCGATATAAATCGTATTATTGATAATCATAAATGGGTGTCCAATAAAAATATAGCAAATATTGTCTTATATACATATTTATACTGTTTACAATCTCAACAACAATTGATTCAAATAGATGGTATAGATATAGATATTCCATTCTTATATAATGAAATACCAGAATCATTCACACCGGATCAACTCGATAGTTTCAATGATAATTTCGATACTGCATTGACGAGCAATGTCATTATATCCAAAATTATAGCATTGAGTAATAATGCGGATATAGATAGTATACAGATTTTGAGTTACGGTGTTGGTCAAATAAAAGATATAAAATCTATTTTATATCAATTGAATGATTATAAAACAGGTCGTACTAGTATTATCAGTTTAATTATATTCAATATTCAGAATCAAATAAATGAACAAAGTAATGATACGAATGACCCTTCTTATACGGTTACACTTTCCATTTCAGATTATAACGGGCAAGATAATGAAACTATAATACCAATGGTAAATCAAATAATATCGAATCATAAAGATTGGATAGTAAATAAAGAAATCGCAGAAAATATATTGCATTACTTTTTAAATTCGAAAAATCACGAAAAGATACAAGTAGGGTCTCCTGAATTTATAACTTTTGCAAATGAATTTAATTCTAGTCTATATGACCAAAATATTATAAATATGTTTTTAACAATTAATACGAATTTACATACATTAAATGATGACAATGAAGAAGATGCAAATACTGATAAAATAATAAGTCATATATGTACAAATTTAAAATCCGAAGATATTAAGAGTAATGCTACTTTAATAAAATCCGAGATATATAATTTCCTGCAAATACCGATCGTATTATTTATTACATATAATTTTTATTATACATTTTTCTTTAATAATATTTATAATAATCCCGAAGTATATTTAAAAAATATACGCACCGATTTTTACGATGCCATGGGGTTTAACGTAGATAGAGAAGATGAAATAGAGAAATCAAAAATAGGATATTTTATAAATCTGGCGACAAAACCTTTCCAATTTTTTTATGCATTTTTGAAATCGCTATATAATTCTGGACATGGCGATTATAAAAATAAAATGTGGATTTTTTTCGCTTTATATATAGTGAATTTTATTGGACTAGGTATTGGCGGCGGATATATATTTCGTTTTATGAAAGGACTCATTTTGGGCTCCGATGGTAAAATCGCGAATAATGTCCTATATGGTATAATATATAGTATTGCGTATTTAATTATCATGTTTTATTTTGTAAAATGGGCAATTAATTACTTTTTTACCCCGTCATATATTCCATTTTCGTTACTTTTCAATATATTTACGAAATTTATCTCTATTCTTATAAGGTTTATTGTTGCAACTATTAGTATTGAAATCGCTACATTAATATGTTTTTTCTATATTTTATTCTATTTGATTGGAGGAATGAAATATGCAAGTATAAGGGGAAATGTCGTAGATTCTATTAAAGAGGTGAATAAAACATTGATAGATGAAAAAGAAAAACCAGAAGAAAAACCATTTATTTTTTTATATAATTCGATAATTGAAATAACTTGTTTAGTAATTATTATTATTTATGTGTCAAGAGAATGTGTTAAAATAGATGTATCGGACCCTGTACAGTACTGGTTTTTAATCATAAACATAATATTATTTTTAATATTTAGTTTATTTATTTTTAAGGCGTATAAAAATATATATTACCCTAGTGTCTAATTATTTATCTTATAAAAAAGTGTAAAAAGGTATATTATTATATATAATGGATACATCTAGATCTATTTATGACACTATCAGTTCGTTTAATGATTCTAATACAATAGAAAATGACTTGAGATATATCGAATTACTTGAAAAAATTCTGAATGAAAGAAAAAATGATTTATTGAAACAGTTATTAAATACTACACCTGCGACTACACCTGAAGATACAAAAGAATCTGCAACAAAACCTGCAACAAAACCTGCAACAAAACCTGCAATTACAACAGAACCTGCAACTAAAACTGCATCTAAAAAAGTAACAGAAATTATTGATTATTATAAAATAAAACCAATCCAGAATGGTAAGATATCTTTACATATTATAATAAATACGCTAATAAATAATATAGATAAATATGATTCATCATATATAAATGATATATTTACTATAATAAATACTATAATTCGTTCGGAAAGAATTGAAAATACATTATTGAAACAAGATATAGATGGTACAACACCGTTACATTTATTATATAAGTTTTTTTCATTGAAACTTATAACTAGTATAGATATAAATTTATTATTTCAAAATATAAATTTTGATAAAATATATGAAATAGCTGATTTAAATATTTTATCTATTGTAGATAATTTTGGACGTACCCCTTTACATATTTTTTTAAAAAGTAAACCCGATTTTATAAAATATCCTATAAATTTATTAACCTTTTCATATACAGGAAAAAAAGAAGAAGAAAAAACCATATCTAAATTAACTGAATTAATGTTAAAAACACCAGATATGAATGGTATAGAAGCAATATCCTATTTGACAGTTGAAACAAAAGATTATATACACATATCAGAATCAGAAAAAAAAACAATATACCAATATAAAGATACCGATATTAAAGAAATTTTTATGAAAAATATAGTAAAAGAACTATTCGATTTTAACCATGATATAGATATGTCATATAGATTATTATTATATCTGATTATAAAATCAGATAATACATTTATAGACCCATTCAATGAAAAAATCCATGATATTACTATTATTGAATATATAGCAAAAATATTTTCCGATATATTACACCTTTGCACATTCAAAACGCCCCCTTTGGGGGAAGTTATGAGTGAGCAAGGTGATGCTGATTGCGCATTAAAAATGCGCAATGGTGTAAACAAAGAAACCGATATTTCTCAAGAATATATACGCGAGTTTTTGAATATAGATTCAAGAGTTTCCTATATGATAAAACAATATGTATATCAAAAATGTCCCTATGATATTTCATTCAATTATTCTCCGAAATTTGAATCGACGATAGAATATAAAGAACCAGATACTCTTTTAAGTGAAATAAAACCGAAACCATCATTTGAAACCCAATTTCAAATAGATACCAAAAAGCCGATCGACGATATTGTAGATACTATTATATCATATAAAGAAAAAAATAGTTTTACTTTTACCGCATAATATAGCCCTTATAATCATATGGATCGATATCCGTCGTTATTTTCAAATCCGTCTGTATATCCGTCTGATTTGAGTTCTCATTCACCACTTTTTTATTATATACATATACCCTCAATTTCCCCTGTTTTATCATACGACTCAAAAACGAATCTATTTGACCATCTATTGGTGTCTCTTCCACCTCTTTCGCAATCGCCTCTGCGCCCCGGCGGTTTATCAAATAGCATTGCATACCCCAGAAATAATCCACTTTTTCTATCGAACTATTCAACATAGGTTGAGAACCTAGCCGTATCCAACTATATAGGATAATATCCCAATCATTCGGTATATGTTTCAACGAATAATCTATATGAGTTTTAATATTCGGTACCAACATAATATCGTCTTCAAATATCAAATATGCATTCGATGACTTATCCTCGTTCAATTGGCGATATAGTGTCAAATGGCTTAAAAAACAGCCTACTCCCCCCTTCGTCAATTGATGATGGTGAGTTCTCGCCTTTTTTTCTTCGACGTCTTCTATCTCCGCTATTATATCATCTTGTAAATAATCCTCTAATATGAGGGTTTTCCCGTTAACTGCCGAGAACCTATCCATCGAAATCGCACCATTCAAATCACTCGACTCATATTGCGTCTTTGCGCCTTCGAACCGGTTTTTATTCTTATCTAAATTGATAATATAGGAATGTATATTTAATGTCTTATACTCGTATTTATATATAGTCATAATTGTCAAAAAGGTAAAAAGCCCTAGTTTTATATCCACGGAAAAGAGAACTAATATGAGCGCAATTATTATACCTTTACCTAAATTACTATCGAAAAATCGCGTGTTATTATAAAATATTGCCACTACGATGAAATAGAGTACGAGTAAAATAATAGGATGCATCTAATATAACTATATAGAATTAATATGTATTAATAAATAATCTTACTATCTAAATTATAATAGAATATCAAGTCGTCAATCAAATAATTCCTATTTGACACTGTTATAGACCCCCATCGCATATTATTTTCATTTGGAGAGTCACTAAGACCATTACCAATCCTATAATCGAATGCTAATATATGATTCACCAGGAAGTGTAGAGTAGGGGGCGTCGAAGGTGGCCGAACCCGTGTCATATAGTAAATTTGGTATAGATGTTTTCGGGTTTTTGCGAAGTTCTCGATATCCTCTTTGAGAACCCGGGGTATGGGACATATAGCATATCCGATAATATGACTAATGATTTCATTCGGTAGATTTACTGGCATATAATTGATATATAATTATTTTTATATGACTCGGGGTCTCTGTCCCTTTTTTATAAAAAAGGTATATTCTCTTACTAAAAATCCCAGTCTTCCTCCTCCTCTTCCTCTTCCTCTTCTTCATCTAATAGGTTCTCGCCTATTAGATCGTTCCCCGTTATATCTATATTTTTCACTGAATAGTTGATGAAATGGTTCCTCTCCTCTGGTGATAAGAGTCCCCATAGTAGATTTATTTCGCATCCTACACCCTTTTTATTCAGTGAACCCACGAATTTATCTATCATATTTCGCATATTTCTATTTGACCAATATCGGTAGACGAATGATCGGTTGATTATATCACATAAACGTTTTCGATATCCTAGACAAATAGGATAATAATCATTCATATAACCATAGATATCGTTAATAAGCCAATTTTTATCCTCGGGTTCCGTTTCTCCCCATTCCATTATATAGATCGAATAATAATATTCATACAAATATGTAAGTGTATCATAATAATCCTTTATATCCTCACATAGACGAGGATCCTGGGGATTATTACTATATGATATAATTTTATATTGGATTTCGTTGGGTAATAGGGCGACCCTCTTTTGTAGGTTCTCGCATATCATCATCTATAATGTCATATAGAAATATTTCTATCCCCTTTTTCTATCCCCTTTTCCTAACATGTACTTTTTCTTAAGTCATCTTGATATCATATATAAAATTGATTTGAAAATTATCCTATATGACATATATAAATCTATATTTGCAAAATGAGTCTAAGCCTTATCCAAACGAAATTATCGCGCGCCGAATGGGATAATATTGAAATTCCCGTTTCACCAGAAGAACACGAAGTTCTCCAACTTATTATCGACGGGTATTCCGATCCGAATATCCGATACAATAAAAAAATGTCGATGTTCTCCTTCACGAAGATTGACCCAACGGAACAAAACGAACATTATCTCTATATGAAATATTTCGCGCCTATTATCGAGAAAACGGCGACCAAATATGCGGTCGATGGTCTCGATTTGACGGATTTTATAGGAAGTAAATGTCAATTGACGATAGGAGGAGGTCAAATAAAAAAAATAAAAAGTATCGACCAACTCCGTTTCCAGAATCTGGAAGAGAATATCGAGAAAAATAAACCCCTCATTTTCGAATTCCTGCTCCTCGATTTTTGTAATATGATGTGCCGCTATTTGAAAAAAGGGGATTCGGCGTATTCGTATTACCTCTATACTCTCATACAGTTGAAAAAAGCATCCGTAAATGCGATCAATACCTATGTGATAAAATACGTGGATACTGCGATCCAATACGGAAATCAGCGAACCAGTCTACGCCATGTAATTTCGAATGCCTACGAATTCATCGAACGTAATCCGTATCTCTTGCAAAATGCCGACAGAGAACTTTATAGCCATCAAAAAGAATTATTCTCTATCTTTCATAAATCGTCTAGCAGTCGCACTAGCGAAGAACATGGAAAAGATACCTCGAATTTGGTCCTATACATATCCCCTACGGGGACGGGTAAAACAATGAGTCCTATAGGACTATCTACGGAATACCGCGTCATATTCGTGTGTGCTGCTAGGCATATCGGCTTGGCCCTGGCTAAAATGGCGATTTCTATGGAGAAGAAAATCGCCATAGCATTCGGCTGCGATACGGCCAGCGATATCCGCCTACATTATTTCGCCGCGGTGGATTATACCCGCGACCGTAGGTCGGGCGGTATTCGTAAAGTGGATAATAGTAATGGGTCGAAAGTGGAAATCATGATATGTGACCTCAAATCCTATTTGACCGCGATGCATTATATGCTGGCCTTCAATCCGTCATATAAAATCATTACTTTCTGGGATGAACCCACTATATCTATGGACCGCGCAGACGACCCCCTACACGAACTCATCCAGCAGAACTGGCGACAGAATCTTATAGGAAATATTGTGCTATCTTGTGCTACGCTCCCCCGCGAATATGAGATCCTGGATACTATCGCCGATTTCCGCGATCGGTTCGATGGTGCGCAGATCCATACCATTACGAGTTACGATTGTAAGAAATCGATTTCTGTCTTATCGAAGGACGGGTATTGCAGTTTGCCACATTCTATGTTTCAGGACTGGGATAGCCTACAAGAGTGTGTGGCCTTCTGCGATGAGAATAAGAGTATCTTGCGATATTTCGATTTGAGCGAAGTTGTTCGATTCATTACCTATATGACAGATTGTGGGAAGAATATGGTGACCGAACGTTATCATATAGAGAATTATTTCTCGGGGGGCATAGGGGATATAACCATGAACCGGTTGAAATTATTCTATTTGGATCTGCTTCGGGGGATTCCCCGAGAATCTTGGTCGGCGATTTATTCGGACTTGGTCCGCGGTTCGGGGTTCAAATTCTCGAAAACTGCGGGAATTAAGGGCACGGCCGCAGGAATACAGTTGACCACGGAAGACGCATATACGTTAACAGATGGTCCCACCATTTTCCTAACAGAAGATGTGAATAAAATTGGGCAATTCTATATCCAACAAACGGATATTCCAAAAACGGTCTTCCAACAGATCTTATCGACGATTACACAGAATAATAAACTATCTGACAGAATCGATCGATTAGAGAAGGACCTCGAAGATAAAGATAAACGTATGGGACAGGGCGGAGGAGGAGGAGGATCCAAGGGCGAAGAAGAGAAGAAGGGTAAAGCCAAAGAGGTAAATATGGAAAAGATTAATCCCGAGGTCCAAAAAATGTATAAGGAAATCGAGGATCTAAGGGGTCAAATAAGTTATATTTCTCTGGAATCCGTCTATATCCCCAACTCAAAAGCGCATCAGGGGCGATGGATCCCGAAAGAACTCGCCAAGAAAATTGAATCGTCGCGGCCATATATGCCCATGATTAGCGAACAGACAGTGAAGGATATTATGGCACTCGCAATAGAGAATTCGCTGAAAGTTTTGCTGCTTTTGGGTATTGGACTATTTATTGAAACGCCGAATCCAAGGTACTTAGAAGTCATGAAAGAATTGGCCGATAATCAACAGTTATATTTGATCATCGCCAATTCGGATTATATCTATGGGACAAATTACCAGTTCTGTCATCAGTTCTTGGCGAAAGATTTAGTGAATATGACACAACAGAAAATCATCCAGGCATGGGGGCGCGTTGCCCGCGGTGATATCCAACATACATATACAGTTCGTGTACGGGACGATGCGCTGATTATGAAGGCTTTCCAGAAACCTGCGGAGAATATCGAAGCACAAAATATGTCGCGCCTCTTTTGTAGTTAATAATCAGGGAACCTACGGTTCCCCGAACCCCTCCCTTTATAATATTCAATGATTTAAATAATTATTCTATATGACTCTAGGGGCATTTGTTCCTATGTTTCTTCGTTTTACCCCCTTCTTTTATTTTTGGTAGCAAAAAATCATGATTTCTTTTTATATACTGCCATGCTTTCATATCAAATAAAGGTCTAAAAATACGTTTTTTATTTGACAACGGAACTAATCGTCCAATCGCTAACTCTCGTTCCAGTCATATATATGATACATATATATGATTTTTCACATATCCACTACATTATAGTCCATTCAAATGCGATACGATGAAAGGATTTCCCTTCAACTGTGTCATTATATCGGGATTCGTACGATCCAAGTTGATACCGTCATATAAAGAATTCATATTGGACGATTGTGTTCCTAATGTTGCCGTCGATGGTACTTGGTACGGCATTTGAGAACCGACCTCGCGTCTCATACGCATATCGTTCTCTCTCGCGGTTTTGGTTGTCTGATTTACTTCACCATTCAAGAGAGACATACCACCCTGGGGCGTATAACTCGCTAGATTGGCATCTTTGAGTCCATTCGACGTCTGTTTATACTCCGCGTCATATGGTCGCGGCTGTCGGCCGCGTTCACCTGCAGACGAAACACCCGCATAATAGAAGTCATCCGTTGTCATTCGATTATTCTCTATAGGAGTCTGTGCGGCCACTTTATAGCCGCCGCCCAATTGATTGGCATTGATATAGAGGTGTCCCTTGCTATTCTCCGTCGTCTCGCGAATAGTGGTCGGTGCCCTATCCGCAGGATTGAAAATATAGGATTGAGATACCGTGGATCCAGGGTTCTGGTATGGTCTCAAAGTTCCAATCGTATTTTCTCTACGTGACGGTCGAAGCATATCGAGAAGGGGGGCAATCGCCGCACCCATTGCACCACCTACCGCGCCGAAATAACTCTGGCCATTCGGATTCTGCGTACGATTATTGGGATAAGCGACTTGGCCTTGCATACCGTAATCGCCGTTGGCCGCCCCCGTTTGGGCAAATGCGGGTCCTATAGGAACTGGTCCTAAATCTATATGCTTCGATGGGACATATTCGCCGTCTATTAACTGACTCGCCGTCGTATTTGCGCCACCACCTACATAACCTCTTAGCGTGTCTGGTCTGGCTAAATCCTTCTCTATAGTGATTGCGCGCGATGTGGGGGCCGTTTCCATGCCCCCCGTAAAGAAGCCTTCTCTTGATCCTTCGCGACCACCCCTCGTGAAAATCTGGTCATCGCTATTCGCGAATGAGCGTTCTACGCGATTCTTCTCTACACGGCCGATCATATCCGCACTGGCTAAATTGGGGACATAACTGACCGCGGGACCTTCGTGGCCATATAGTCCGATTCCCCCCGCTTTGGGTTTATTCGCCACACGTAATTCATCTACGGTCTTTTCCCGATATAAATCACGGGCATTCAACCCGGAGTTGAAACCCCCCATACCTTCTGTCCCATAGCCTAATCCAAGACCGGGCCCAACTTTCACATCTTCGAAAGGTTTGACATTCGCCATCGATGTACTGGGGTTTATGCGAGAACGTATGAAATCCGAATTATCGGGCATACCATGCGCCCATTGGTAGTTCTCACTAGGCGAAAAGAGTGGCGCCGTCTCTGATTTACGGAATATTTGAGAACCTGCACCCGTATAATTATCTATAAGACTCTCCGTAGCATTCGCATCCGTACGATTGGTTCTCAATTTACTACCGAAAAAGGGTACCATATTGTTATGGGTAAAATAGGATGCGTCGACCTGATTCCCCGCCATGGATTTATATTTCCCCGAAGTAATTTGAGAACCTGCACCTGCACCCTGGTTAATCGAACTATTCTGCATGGCACCTGGGTTCATAACTGAACTATTGACATTGGGATTGAAAAACCGGTCGGTATAGACCTGCGGACTGTCAAATAGATTCACTGTGGATAACTTGGATGTCAAATCCGTTTCTACGTTATTCACAGGATTCTGGGGATATTCGGCGGGATAATTACGATCGGGGATATCTATATTGGGGAGTTGAGAACGTCCGGTGAAGCCGTCCTTATTTCTTCTATCCCCGCCCCCCCTTGATGATTGGTTCGATACTAGATATAAACCGCCTAATGCGACTAAAGGTATTGCTAATTCCATTATAATATAATATAATACAATACAATATAAATGATTATCTTCGAACTGTTTTATTTTTTCTATTTGACACGTTTTTCAACGTTTTTAATTTATGATTGGTAGAAGACGGAACCGTATGCGCCGGAATTTTCTTCAGACGGAATTCTGTCATACCCGTCTTCTTCGTCATAATTTCTCCATATTCTGGGAAATGTTTTTTGAGAACCTTGGATGCCTCTAACATGGGTTTAAGGCGTTCTTCGAATGTGCCTAAACCGCCCGATGAACCGTAGTATTTCGTTATAAATCCGACTTTATTAAACCGCAATACGATTCCGTCGTGGATGAAATATCGGAGGGACATTTCGACATCCTCTTTTTGACCAGTTTTCTCAGTTAGCGTAGTTCGTATCGCTTTCAAATTAGGGCGGTTTATATTACCGTAGAATGCACCAACGATATAATTTAAACATGTGGTAATGGGCTTCTGCCCTTTACGGAAAAAAGGGTTATATACGGGATATACCCCCCATATAAACGCCTTTTGTTCTCGACATTCTGCAAATGCATCTTTGAAAAACGCATCTAGCGTCTTATATTTTGACATTTTTAGATCCACTTTCTTGACATCGTCATCTAAATACACGATATTTTTCCCCTCTGGCCATTGCCGACTTATAAATCGTCTCTGTTGGACAAGTCCTTTTTCTCCTATAATCAATTTATTATATGACCCTTTATCGAGAACTTGGACGTATTCGTCGTATTCCTCCTTGTTTGCAACATAGACGAATATTTTCGATTTATCAATACCATTCTCTTTCAACATAGTGAGGGTCTTCTCATTACATATCTGTGCCCTCTTATAACTCGGTATACATACTACATATGACATTTATATATTTATTAGATTTTTTTACGACATATAGGACAGTTTCTTATTACTAATTTCTCATTACATTTTTGACAGAGATTATGAGAACATACCGTATACTGTCGGTTCTCGACTAAACATACACAACACTCCTTATCTAATTCCTTGTGATTTTGTCTTATAGGATAATCTCGGTATGGTTCTACGTTAGATATACTTCGTTGTCCTATAGGATATGTATATTCGGGAAACATATTCCTCCTAGCATTTTGTATGCGATTATGGTACTCCGTATTATATGCGATCCCCTTCCCACTACAACATCTATTTTGTATGAGAGACTCACCTATATGTCTTATAAATGAATCGCATATATCCGTGGTTTCGAAATGCATAAAGGATCGTCTATTATCGGAATAGTATTCGTCGTTCATTTAGTAAATGGATTTTATTCATATAAATAAAATCAATTTTTTATATGTTTTTCATTTTATTGGACCGTCCCGACCGACTAGGTTCTCATATCATGTTTTATATAGGACAAATAATGTATGCACATAAAAATCGTTGTATCATCCGATTTAGAGAGGGGGGCGCGGTGTCATATAGATATTATTCTTCCCCCTTTATTCGGATCCTATTTGATTATATCGAGAACCAGAATGCGCGATTCTATGCCGAAGGCGTAGAGGAGGGGGAACTATGGGACACTTTATATGGTTTCGCCGTTGACTATCGCCAGATCGATGGGTTTTTGTTGGGGATTACCACATTTTTATATTCCTTAGAATGCGACTATTTGACCTATTTTCGCCGGCATATTTGGCCCTCAATTGGCGCAAAGGTTGCTGGGCTTCGAGAACTGTCGTTTTTATCACCACTACCGTTTTCTTCAGATAAAACGATCTTGGTACATCTACGTTTAGATGACGTAGCACAAGTGGCAGATTACGACGGCTCCGTATGTTCTCAATATTATAGGAGGAAAATCGAGAACCAGGAACTATGTACGCATTATACTGATGGGCTAAATAACCGACAGGCACCCCTTTCCCGGGCCAAGTTAGAAGAAATCATCTATATGACAAAAACCGAATTCCCCGATAGAAAAGTGGTTCTCCTCACTTCGCCGGGGTCGGATACTTCTGGTTGGCCTTATGATGTCATAAAGAATGATGACCCGAATTATGATTTATATCTTTTGACCCAGTGCGATGTAGTGGTTCTCTCACGTAGCACATTTGCTTTTTCGTCCCTCTTTTTCAGGGATTCGCCTCTTCGTGCATATATACCGTTATGGGGGCATTTTGTATGTTTCGGACTTACTAGTAAATATGATCAGATAGGTGATTCTATGGTTGAATATTTTACATAGGTCATATAGAAATCATTTCTATATGACAATACCCACTGGCATGTTTTCCTACCCTACTTGCGATGGCATCTATTATCCCGGCATCGGCGGGTTCCATTTCTGCATCTACCTTTTTTTACAGTTTTCGTTTTTTTCTTATAACATTTTTTATCAACGCACTTTCGTCTACCTGTTCTGCATTTCTTAGTTGCCATTGTTATTATATATATCCTATAGAAATTATTTCATTGATACTATAGGGACAGTAGGTTGATAATAATCTTTTTCTAAAATACGCGTCTGAATATTATTCGGGAATCGGCATTCCACATTCGCCTGGGGATTGATCCATGGCTGTTCCCATCGATCTATAGGAACATTACGAAATGTCCACGCGGGGCATGATGCGCGCGACTCTTGAACATAGGGTTCTTGAGAACCATAGATGAGGGGGAAAACGGGGGCGGCAGCTTTCTTATAGTCATTGATTTCGACTAAATCCCGATTCAATGGACGACTGAGTCCCCAGAAATCACTCTCTAAATTCACTATATTGGTCGTCAGATTTGCACCCCATTTTTGAAGCCGGAGTTGGGGATCTTCTTCGAACGCCATTTCCGTACCCATACCCGGTACATTGAGATGATAACGTCCGGCGAAAGTACTCTCTGCTAACTGCTTTTTAATACGTGCAGGGTCATCGTGAAATCGGGTAAATGACATTTATTTATAATCTGATATATATGATTATAGAATAAAAGAATATGAAAAAGAGATATAAAATTCCTATATATGACATCCATATGCCTCAATATGATCGTGAAGAATGAGAGTCGGGTCATTCGCCGACTCTTAGAATCCGTCGTCCCCTTAGTCGATTGTTATTGTATTTGCGATACCGGTAGCACGGATAATACCAAGGAGATTATTCGCGAATTTTTCGAGAAAGAGGGTATCCCCGGGAAAATCGAGTCCGAACCCTTTCGCGATTTCGGTTATAATCGATCCCATGCACTCAAACTATGTGACCACTATTCCCAGATTTGTCATATAGATTATGTTCTCTTACTCGATGCAGATATGTATTTGACACCCATCGCCAATGTATCCGATTTCAAAGCCTCCCTCTTAAAACGGGGCGCCGATGTCTATTATCTCTTCCAGGGTTCCGAGCGTTTCTATTATAAAAATGTTCGACTCGTTCGACCCAATAAGGGCTACTCTTATTGGGGTGTCACACATGAATATGTGAAAACCCCGGAGGGTACGAAATACGAGGCCATCGATAAATCGGAATTATTCATATGTGACATAGGGGACGGGGGTGCGAAGGCGGATAAATTCGAACGCGATATCCGGCTTTTGGAGCGCGGATTACAAGAGAACCCCGATAATGATCGATATACCTTCTATTTGGCAAATTCTTATCGCGATGCGGGTCATATAGAAAAAGCCATCGAGACATTTAAAAAGCGTATCAAAATCGGGGGGTGGGTAGAAGAAGTCTGGCATAGCCATTATAGTATCGGGAAATGCTATGCCCGTTTGGGTGATATGCCCAATGCCATCTTTTGGTGGACAGAGGGATTCAATTATTATCCCAAGAGAATCGAGAACTTATATGAGATGGTCCAATATTATAGGATTGAAGGGAAACATATGTTATCTTATTTATGGTATACGATTGCGGATATTCAGCGGAAGAAGTATCCCATTACATCGGATTATCTTTTTTTACAGAAGGATGTATATGACTATAAACTCGATTTCGAACTCTCGATCATTGGTTACTATATGAACCCCGATAACTACGATTTACGCCGATGTTCCACCAAGGTTCTCGCGAATCCCAATGTGGATGATTCAACCATGCGTAATGTATTATCCAATTATAAATTCTATTCGCAAAAACTGGCCGATATGAAAACCCCCATTTTCGACGCCACTTTGATCCAGGTTCTCGAAACAGTTGGAGAACTTTATCCCCCCGAAAACGAATATGTGGCCTCTACGCCATCCATTTGCTTCCATGGCGACGATATCGCCGTAGTACGCCGATATGTGAATTATAGGATCGATGAACACGGCAATTATGTGAATCAGAGTCATATAAAGACGAAAAATATCATGGCGGTTCTCAAAAAAGAGCCCACAACGGGGGCATGGTGTATCGTGAATGAATTCGTGATGCCGTATAATAAAGCCCTGGATAATATCTATATAGGACTAGAGGATGTTCGTATTATGTCATATAAAGGCAGATTGCTTTATCATGCCAATCGCGGACTCGATCGTAGTAAAATCGCGGTAGAATCGGGGGAGGTCTTCTTGTCATCAGAGATGGGCGCCAGTTCTCTACTACAACGCGTTGGTTCGACGCCCGTCAAAGATATAGAAAAAAATTGGGTGATGATACCATCGATCAAAGGGGAAGAGCCCAGGGTCATATATGGTTGGTCGCCATTAACCGTGGGAAAGGTGAGTAATCAGACCGAATTCTATGTGATAAGCGAGGATACCGAAGTACCGGCCTTTTTCCGCCATTTGAGGGGGTCGACGAATGGCGTTGCCATAGGCGACGAAATATGGTTTATAGGACATTTAGTGAGTTACGAAGACCGCCGGTATTATTACCATATTTATATGGTTCTCGATTCTGCGACTTTGAAACTGAAAAAATATTCGACACCCTTTACTTTCGAAGGGGCGAAAGTCGAATATACATTGGGATTCGTTTTTATAGATGATCATTTTTTGATTGGATATAGCATTATGGATCGAGAGACTAAATATATGACGGTATCAAAGACCGTTGCCGATAGTATGATGATAGATGTCCTATAGGACAATTTTATTGAGGGGAAGGCCAAAGTTAACGACCAAATGGGACCGAAGGGGGTCAAATAGGATTCAATGTTGCTACATCACACCTAGCATATGACCGGCGATGCCACTGGGTTATACCCCATTGTTTGATACCCTCCAAATGCTGTTTGGTCCCATAGCCCTTATTCTTTTGTAAATTATACCTATATGATAACTGGGGGTACTCCTCGCATAATTCCTCTATATAACGGTCACGCGCATTCTTCGCCAAAATGGACGCCGCCGCAATGGTCAAATAGATTGCATCTCCATGTTCTACTGTCTCATGTGGAACGGGGCTATAACTCGAGGTTTCATCGTCATATACCATATATGGCTTGAAATCGTTCCCGTCTACCAAGAGGAAGAAATCATCTTTATCCGTTTGCGGCATTTTTTCGGCCATTTCGGCCATGGTTTCCCGGATGGCCGCATGCATACCGCGGAAGACGGCCTGGCGGATATTGATCTCGTCGATTACGTCGTGTTCCACATATTGGATCGACCAGGCCAAGGCGTTTTCTTTAATGAGTGCGGCCATTTGCCGGATTTTTTTATCGGATAATTTCTTACTATCTTTGATATCTTTATGTGTAAAACCTTTAGGTAATGTTACCGCAGCGACATATAGGCGGCCAAATAGTGGCCCCCTACCGGCTTCATCAATACCGATTTCTATATGACTAGCGGTGGGGTCGAAAACACGGAGTCCTATAGAAGATTCGTCTAATTTATTTTCAGAGGTCGAATATGGCATGGATTTATTTTATATGACATGGCCCTATAAAATAAATCAATTTTATGAGAAATAAAAAAGATATAGAATATATAAAATATGGAGATAAAATTAACACCATTAATAATGTTTTTAATCATTTTAGCAGTATTAATTATTTCCATGATATTTGGTCATTATTTTGCGGCGAAGGATAGGAAAGAACTTCGGGAAATCGAGAACTTCAATAGTTTCGGATTCGGTACATATGGGGGTCAAAGTATAAATAAACTGGATACGGTTATTCCGTGGTATTCATCGAAAACCGATGGAATCTATGTCCTATATGACAGTATTCTATTTGACTTGAAGAATGGAAATTTGATTGAGGTATATGATACCGTAATCGGTAATGTCCAGACGGGTAATTTGAAAAACACGAGTACTTTGAATAATATATGGGTGAATACTCGATTCCAAAATCAAACCACCGTTGATATGTCGGCGCAAAATAAAAATGCGGATAAATGGGATAAAAAGACTCAATCCTGTACTACGCCATATATATATTATTCACAGGCATCTTCCCAAGAGCATTATACGGTTATATATGTACCATTCGGTCAAGAGACATATATACATATTATAGGAAATACTAGTAAGACGAATGGTGAAACGAATAATATTTTATCTGTATATGGGTCCAGTGATACGAATCAAATGCTTGGTCCTGTAGTATATAATAATCCGTATAATATTACTCCTTCTGCTGCTATAGCCGCAGATTCGAAATATGATAATATAAATGGATTTACCCCACCAAGTGGTTATTACGATAAGAACGCGCACTTATATTCATTGAATAAGAATATATTCTACGATTGTGATAAGGGTATTGTATGTATAACTAATTCAGTTGGTAATACGCAGTATTATGATCGTATAAGTGGTTCGTCTGTTACGATTAGTTCGTCATATACATATAATCAGAAACCTGGACAATTCAATTCTTGGATGACCCAAAGTGATCCATTTGTGCTATGTATGACATGTGGTCAAGAAACTGTCCTTGTTTATTTAGCCAGTGATCCCAAAGGTAAATTGCTTATTAATAATTACGCTTTATTTAATAATACAATTAGTTCGTCCAATAATCAGGCTTTTGTAGGTGGTAATATACCCAAAGATACTGCCGTTACTAAATCGCCAACGAAAAATCCTTATAATATTGATAAAGATATAAGTAATTATTTGAATAATGATCCGAAATTATTTTTCGCTACGTGTGGGTCAGATAAAACAAAATGGAATTATAATTGTATGCAGGCGTTTTATAATATTGCGAACCCAAATACGAATCCTAATGGTGTGATTGATTTTAATTATATCAAGAAAACGGAAATTGTTCCACCGGTTTGTCCTATGTGTCCAAATTGCCCGGGTTCTGGTGTTTGTACTTATTGTGGTGGTGCTGGTGGTAGTGGTACATGTACTAAGGGGGGTTCGGGAGGTTATGGGGGTTCATATACGTATAGAGATTCGAATGGTAATGTGGTTGTTACCGACGGAAAAGGTGACGGAAAAGGTGACGGAAAAGGCGAAGGGAAAAAGAATTATACTACTATTGGTAGTGGTACACTCGAATCTACTGCCGATCCCGATACAATTGGTGGGGCCCTTACATTAGGACAGTTGGATCTTGTCGCTGGTGTTGAAGATGTGGCAAAAACCGGTGCAGATGTTATAAATAAAACGGTTGATACTGCTGGTAATTTGGCCGGTAAGGTAGTTGATAGTGCTACTGGTTTGGTTGGTGGGGTTGCTGCTGGTACAGGTGCATTAGTCGGTGCTGCTGGATATGGAGCGTATAATTTGGCAAAAGGCGCAGGTGAAGGAGCGTATGATTTGACCAAAGGTGCTGGACAAGGGGCTTATAATTTGGTGACTGGTAATTATGAAGGTAGAGGAGTAGGAGGGGGGTCAAGCGGAGCAGGTGGAGTAAGCGGAGCAGGTGCAGCTGGTGGTCCTGGTGGCGCAAGCGGAATAGGTGTCGATAATGATCTATCAAGATCCGCGTACTATAATAGTTATAATCAAACCGGAAAACCCGTCGGGGCAAATATCGTAGATAATTACTCCTATTACGGCGCACTCCCATCAAAGGGCGATTCTAAATTCATTCCTGTAACTGCCGATTTCTCCACTTTCCGTAAATAGATATAGATAATTCGTTCAAAATAGGTCTAAACATTACGTCATATAATATAGAAAATGAATTCTATATCATATAATAAGGGTCATATAGGACAATATAACAGGACCCTCGGTAGAGAACATTCCGCCCTAGAAATAAAAACCATTCTCTCCTCATTCTCCTCCAATATCAAAAATCTGTCCTATAAAAAGGGTATATATATCTACGGTTCTCCAGGATGCGGTAAAACCAAATTCGTCGAGAACATCCTGAAAGAACTCGACTACGACGTTGTCAAATACGATGCTGGTGATGTCCGTAATAAATCCCTCATTGATACCATCACGAGTAATAATATCGCCTCCCAAAACGTCCTCTCTATGATGCACGGAAAGCCGAAGAAAATCGCCATCATCATGGACGAAATCGACGGAATGAATAACGGGGATAAAGGGGGGATTACGGCCCTCATCAAAATTATCCGGCAAAAGAAGACGAAAAAACAGCGCCTCGAGAATATGACCTATAATCCCATCATCTGTATCGGGAATTATTATATCGATAAGAAAATCAAGGAACTCATGAAGGTCTGTTATACCTTCGAACTCAATACGCCGACCAATCCACAGATCACCGAAATTATGTCATATAGTATCCCTATTACAACCTATTCCCCCACTATGCAACAGAAAATCTTGGATTATATCCAGGGTGATCTTCGTAAACTCGAGTTCATACAGAAGATCTATATGACCAACCCGGCGCTTCTTAACGAAGAAACTGTGGATAGTGTCCTACAAGTAAAGTCATATAATAATGATGCCAAGAAAATAACGCAGAACCTGATGAACCAAAATATTCCTATAGGACAACATACTCGGTTTATCAATGAGACGGATCGGACGATCGTTGCGCTGCTATGGCACGAGAACATTGTGGATATGCTGGCGAAAGTGAGACGGTCGAGTGCGATCCCGTTTTATATCCGGATCCTGGATAATATATGTTTTGCGGATTATATCGATCGTATAACGTTCCAATACCAAATATGGTCATTCAATGAGATGAGTTTTCTAATGAAGACGTTTTATAATAATAAATTATATCGGGAGACATTTCCTGAATTGACACATACGGACGAAGTGCGATTTACCAAGGTTCTCACCAAATATTCCACGGAATATAACAACGTTTTATTCATATATAATCTATGTAAACAGTTGGATATGGATAAGAAGGATTTGATTGCCCTTTTCCATGAATTACAACTCTATTATGGGAAGGAATTTTATAATAACTCGGAACGGCTGGGTCATATAGAGAAATTATTCGAGAACTATAGCATTTCGAAATTGGATATTAAGCGGATGTACCGGTATTTAGAGAAAAATGTGAAGAAGGATGCGTTGGTGGAGGAGGATCTGAGCGATTGTGAGGATATGGACGAATAGGGAATCTTCTTGTTGAGGTCATATAGAAAATATTTCTATATGACACGGTTTTATAGTTTGAATATCACTTCGGGTTGGGATTTGGACTTTGGAGGGGGGGGTTTAACATCTCCCGCCGGATTGGGTATCACGAAGAGAGGAGGTGTGGGTTTATCGTTTGCGGGGTTATCTTGATATTTTGAAGCCATTTCTTTGAGGAATTCTATTTGACCCTTTAGTTTTTTATTTTCTGCCTCTTTTTCTTCGAGTTGTTTTTGTAAGGTGGCTTCTTTTTCCGCCAACTGGTTTTGTAAGGCGGATTCTTTTTCCGCCAACGGTTTTTGTAAGGCGGCTTCTTTTTGTAAGGCGGATTCTTTTTCCGCCAACGGGTTTTGTAAGGCGGCTTCTTTTTCCGCCAACTGGTTTTGTAAGGCGGATTCTTTTTCCGCCAACTTTAGGGCTGTTTGTTTATCTGCCAGCTG